CAGGAGGGGGCCGTCTGGCCACGGTGGTGCGTCCCTTCGTTTACAGGCTGCTGTTCCATCGTCCAACTCCTCGTAGTAGGCCTTGTAAACAAGGTGGTGGTACTTGTAGGACTTTTCCGGTTCTACAAGATCGTCTTTGTTCTTGACATCGCTCCCGTCATACTCCTCCATGTCCTCATAAGTGACTTTGGAGAGACAATGGGCGTATAGGTCTTGAGGCCCCAAACGCTGACCTATAACGGCAAGAATGCCGCCTGGGTCGACGCGTGCCTCGGCCATCGAATCCCAGCGCTCAAGCAGTTTATCGCGTGCTACAGATTCCTTGGCGTTCTCCGGGCTGGCCACGTCATCAAAAAGAACCAGGTCGGCGCGGTGCCCAATGAACTCAGACTCAATACCGTACGCAGAAACGGTTGGTTCCTTGTTGTCAAGACCTCCAGAGTTTTGTTGTTCGACCACAAACTCTTCTGCGCGCCACAGAGCACCCAGGTAGTTCGGCTTGAATCGCCCATAGTCAAGCGACAAGCACCCCTCAGCATTTACAGCCAGGCCTCGAGCCACCATCTCCGGGTCTGGCTGGATTGGGGCTGCGCGCTCTAGGGTTTCACGGATGCGGCGGGAGTACATCTTGGCTAGTGTCTGGCTAATTGATCCAATCATCACGCGGATAGCGCGGTTGCGGACGATACACCAAACGGCCACATCGTGGAAGAGCGTTGACTTGCCCACGCCGGGAGGGCAATTAAGAACCATGAACTGCTTCTCGGGGTGCTCCAACATTTCCACGATCTTGTATGCGGCATCAACCTGCCAGGGGCTGGGGATGCGTCCTAGATACACGCGCCGAAAGTAATCGAAGTCTTCCAACCCGCGTTGAGCCCTTGGGCTCAACCGGGAAGTTGGTATTACGGGGGGCATGTCCTTCATGACCACCCGGTCGCGCTCTACAGCGTGGCCCCCAGAGGGCTTGGTCACCGCCATCTTGACCTGCTCCAACTCCAGGCTGGTCTGCTTGGCCTTGGCCGACCACTTAATGGCGGTGTTGTAGGAGATGCCTGCTGTGCGGGCAGCCTCCTTCAGCGTCACACCAGATTGCAGGGCCTGCCAGAATAGGGCTCGGTCCTCTGCAGAGATCGCCCTCCGCCCTTTATGCATTTACGGTGCCGGATAAAACTTTCTAGGACGCTTTGGCTTTACAAGCCTTTTTATTGTTGGGATAAGTTTATCAGCGTTAGCGTTTTTACGCGGAGCAACACCGGCTCTATTCAAAGCCTTTTGAAGGGCTTTGTAGGTTTCAAGATACCCCTCGACAGTGTTTGCATTTATGTCATAGGAAGGAATTTCTTTTATTACCTTTCCTGGCTTCTTTGACACATCGACCACTGATTCAAACTTTGTATTCTTGGCCAGTTTGTGATCGGTGTTTTTTAGGACTTTAGTTCCTTTCTTTGGAACTTTGGCCACATAAATACTTCCCTTGCTAGATGCTTGCTGTGTGGCATAGGAGTTTGCCTGACGTATTAGGTGCCAGGCCTGGTTCTTCCTGGGGTCAAAGCCAAACAAAACCTTCTCATTTGGAAGAGCCCTGCTTCCAGCATTGGGTAGCAATTGCTGAATTCCCTGAGTTCTTGACCCGTGAACAATTACCTTTTGTCCAGAAAGCACATTCATGGTTGCGGCCACTGGATTGACCACACTTCCTGACTTGACAGCAGAAGCATAAATTTTTGCACCTTTAGTAACTCCGGCGGCAGCACCAAAGCCAACGCCAGCAGCAGCGGCGTCTACGGCAAACGATTTTAGACCTTCTCGCTCAGCCCTGGACTTGGTGGCCGGTGAGGCCACCATCGACGCTGGAACCATAACGTTGCGATGAAATGAGCCAGCAAGGCCTCCGGATACATAAAGGTCGGCAGCCTTTGCCCCAGTCCCAACCACAGTCCTGGCAGTGTTCCTAAACTGTGTTACCTGCGGCATCTCCATCGGGTTGCGCTGGGTACCAGTTACGAAATCGCTGACACCACGGACTACGCCCCAGATGTCATCTTTGATTCCTTTTGGTTTGCGTGCCATTGACTTGCCATCATACACAAACTGGTGCTATGCTCTTGCCGCAACTCATCAAGACCCGCTCGCTGGGAAGCGCCGGGCATGCATGGGCGTACACCGGTTGCATGGTGCGGGCCAAGAACACGCGGGAACGCGGGTAGACCTCTGACCCCCGAGTCAGGGGAGCAGCGTGTGAACGTACAACACAAACAGGTGTCGGCTAAAAACCTTGGCTACGGCCACCTCTACTTCGGTAGGAAGCGTGGGGGGAGTCTTTTCTTTTTCTTTTTTCTTTTCTCAGTATGCCGTAATACAGGAAACCACACATCGAGCAGTACTCAAGTGTGCAAAAAACACACATGTAGAGGACGGGTATTTATGTAGGGGGGTAGGGGGGGTGGGGCGGCACACCCCCCGTTAGGAGAGTGTACCGCCCCGTTAGCCTTAGGCGTTCTGGAATGTCCAGAGTTCAGCCTCGGGCTGGCCGTTATAAGGGTTAGCAGGCAGGTCGCCGACCTTTTCTACAAGCACCTTATCGGACTTGTTACCCCAACGATTAGTTACGGTAACTTTTTGCCCTTTCTTACCCTTGCCGAAGACTCTAAGCCCCCAGCGTTTCGGCTCCTTACTGATTAGGGCGAAGTTCGCCGTCAGCATGGCTTGTCCTTTCTCTAGGTGTCGAGGCTCATCCTCGACGACATCCACCCTACTAGGAATGGGGGAGCCAGTCAAGTAGGGTTTCTTAGCATAAGTATTATGGTATAGAAGCGTAACTAAGCGTAACTAAGCCCCCGAACTAGCGATACGCAGAAATGTCGCGGTAGCGATACTTAGTGTTGTTGTGGAAGCGGTTAGAGCAGGTCTATCGAGGGATTATTGCCTAGCGACTTTCAGGCTCACCCTCAATAGACCCACTCACCCGTAACTTAGCCCTTTTTGGTAGCGATTATGAGCCCTACGACTAGAGCCCATACGCCTATAGCGATAAGGCTTTGCGTAGTGCTACTCATCCTCACCATCCCTTAGGTTCCTGATTGTTTCCTTTACCAATGAGGCAAAGGTTTCGGGATACTCACGCTTGATCCTACGCGGAAGCATAAGCCCTATGTAAATGTTCTTTATCGCATCTACCTCGTGCTCAGCATAAGTGCTCAAGTCCTCAGGCTCACCATCAGCAGGGTCATAAATCCTCGTAATGGTTTCGCCGTCAGGCTTACGCCGTTCGGTGCTTACGAAGGAAGGCGTAGCGAGTACGGTGAACTTACTACCATCCTCGTAGTTAGCCCTGCCAATAAGCCCTACGGGCTCTACTTGGTCACAGATAACGGTCATAAGTTGATTGTTTCCGAACCCTACGCCCAAGCCGTCAGCCTCAGAACATTCCCCTAAGTGCTCAATAGAGCCACCAGAGTAGCCTTCAGCCTCAGGATTAGATACGCAGTGATGGTTTAGCACTCGACCTGGATGCTCAGACTCAGCCTCAAGCACTTCGCTAATAGGAACTTCCCTAATAGCGTAAATGTGAGCACCTGAATCGTGGTTCTCATCCATAGCCTTAGAGACAAGCCCAAGCACTGCTAGATGCTCAGACTTAGCCTCACTGTCCAATTTCTCACTAGCGTTATCCATTACGGACTTGAGTTCCTGTAGTAACAGTTCCTCGGGATTCATGACTTACCTCCTTGTAGTTTCTTCATTAGTCTTACTGCTTCGTTTACCGTATAGACATGGTGGATGCCATACCTCTGAACTATCCGCTTACATTGGAGTTCTAGGCTATGGCTATTGACATCGCCCAAGCCCGTAACTGCGCCGTCAGATACCCAAATAACGGGCTGACTGCTACTTGACCTAAGACCTACGCCGTAAGCCAAAGCAGGTGCGTCACAGCCGTTACCGCCAGGGAACTCAGGCAAATGTCTAACTTGCCTACCCTTACGGGCTACGACCCAAGCGTTGGGATGTTCCTCGTCAGCCCGATGCCCTGTTGAGTAACACACAACAGTAGCCCCTGCTGATGACTTCATCAGTTCGGCTAGGTCGTAATCGGTTAGGTTCATTGAGCCTGAGCAGTCGATTACGACTACAGCACCAAGAGACCTAGTCTTACGGCTAAAGATACGTCGCTCAGGGTCAGTAATCATACGCCCAATGTTGCGAGGGTACTTACCCTCATTGGTGTAAAGGTTACGCCTACCTAGTTTGCCCGTATGGGGAATGTCTAGGTCAGGCTTACTGACGAACAACGGATACCATCCCGTAAGTTCAGCACTAGTGTCTATTGGCTTACCGTTACCGAACTGACTGCTCAGCCGCTTACGCTTACGCTGATGCTCAGCCTGCTTGGTCTTGCTTCTAAGCGAGTTAGAGCATGACTGAGAAGCACCGTCAAGCACTCTAGCCAAGTCTCTCCACATACGCCTAGCATGGTTACGCCGATACTTGTTATCGGAGTTGATGCCAAGCAGGTAGCGCAGCCTACTGTTTGGGTAATACTCAGCCGAATCCTTGTAGGTTTCTAGCACTTCCCTTACCTCGGGCTTTACAACCGTAAGCAAGTCGTCAAATGCTTTAGTTCCAGCATAAGACAGAGCCTCAAGGAACAGTGACGAATGAGGGTTATCCTCGTTTAGCATTTGCGCTAACGGGGCTACGCTCATAGTCCCTTGTGTTGGGTCATCACCGTACGCATTACGGTAAAGGTGAGTAGCAACTAGCGTAGAGGCAGCGTCTATGGACTGAGGGCTTACACCCCAGGACTTAGCCTGCTTCTTAGCGTTGGGGAACTTCACTCGGCTGAGTGCCAACCCATAACGCCGTAGCCTGTTGCTAATCGTACCGTTACCTGTAGGGGCATAGACACCATGCTCACGAGAAGCCGTACCATGCTCAACCCTTACATCATTGAGCGAAGTGGCAGAGCCAGCGTGAGTGTATCTATTGTGAGGCAGTAAGGGTCTTTCACCCAATGCCTCAGGGGCTAACTCAGAGCGCGTCATGGCTTACCTCGACTTGCTTGATAGCCAAAGCGTCTACCATCTGCTCAGCGATACGAGGCAAAGCCACCAATGCTGAACGGTTGAGGTCGTTAGTGCTATCGTAAAGTCCAGCGAACTCTACGAAGTTCCTAAGCGAGTACCTGTCAGGACCTTGCTTACTAGCGTAAGCCATAGCAATGTCCCTAAGGTATTCGGGCAAGTGGCTAATAGCGTCAGGATGAGGCTCATCTATCCTAATCTGTACGACCAAGCGGTCAAGCACAGCAGGCGCCAAGTCCTCAGGCTCACCGTTCATCGTTGCCACTACGGAGAAACCATCCTTAGGCTTTACGATTTCGCCTGTCTCAGGATGTTCCCAACTACTAGAAGCCGTAGTGTCAATGAGAGCCATAAGCCGTGACTCAACATCAGAGTTTACTCTGTTGATCTCATCAACTACAAGCCTTGCGCCTTCACGCCAAGCCTTGATACCTACGCCTTCACGGAACTGCCAAGTACCGTTAGTGCTTTGACGATAGCCACCGATAAGGTCACTATCAGTCATTTCCTCCGTACAGATAAGGCGATAAGCATTACCCGTCAAGTGGTAGTTCATACCGAAGTAAGTCTTACCCGTACCAGGCAAGCCATACATAAGTACCCTACCTAAGTTGTTAGACAAGGCAAAACTAGCCATGTCCCAACCCGTCATTGTTACTGCTTCCATGATTCCTAACCTCCTGTTAGTTGTTATTGTTATTGTTTAGGTGACATACTGCGATAACTTCTGCTATGCGTATGTCAGGCATAGTATTTATGGGGCTTATCGCTACCCCGTAACGCCTAGGGAGAAAGGGGTAAGACCTAGGCGTACTCTGATTCAGGCTCAGTAGCCAATGTGTTAGCGAGGCTATCCTTAGCGATAGCAATAATGACTGAAGCGTCATTGTCGCTAATGCCACCCCTATCCTTAGAAGCCCCGATAACATTCTCTATGTAAAGTTCGTTATCTACATACGCTTGGCGATAGTGAAACCAAGCGTTTAGACTTGTTGAGCGAAACGCAAACTGCTCGTACAGTTCGCTCATTGCGGATAACGACCTAAGTACCTCATCCATAGTGTTAGTTGCCTTTCTCTTAGTAAGCCGTAGCCCCCGTTGGACTCAGCACGGCGAGCCTAGCCCGACCCAGGGGGGCAGTCAAACGTTCCCCA